CGCGTCCGGACTGGGCCAAGCCGCAGCACGACGAGGACAAGTGAGATGGGAGATCTCTCGCATCGCGAGGACGCATGGCAGCGCGAAGCGACCGCGGCAGCGGTCGCCGCGGCCCGCAAGATCGCAATCAGCCTGTCACCGAACGTGCCGATCGGCCGGTTGTCGGACTACGAATGGGGTCCGATCGTCACCGCAGTGATCTTCGCCTGGATCGAGGTTCGGGTGCGCCAGGCCATCGCCGACGGCCGCAACCACGAGGCGATGGTCCGGCAGACCGGGCTGATGCCGTCGCCGTGTGATGCTGCGGTGGTGGGCTCGATCCTGTCAGAGCTCGCCAACCGCGCGGAAATCGACTGGAGCAAGCCACTGCAGGACTGGTCCGCCGACGTCATGACCAGTTTCCTCCTCCTCGCTTGGAGCCTGATCAGCGACGCCGAGCTCGTGCGCGACCACGGCGATGGTCGCGTTCTCAAAAAAGCTGAGTTCGACGAGAAGACGGGAGACCCAATTCCCTTTTGAGCCGCCATCGCAATACGTGCTGACGCTGCGGCCATTACGCGGAGTAAATCCGATCAAAGCACTGTGCTGGATACTGAAGAGCGTGCTGCCGGCATGGGCTGAAATGTGTCGTTTGCGATGGCGATGATCGACGCTCCACCCGATCTGCAGAAGCTTGTCGAAACAGCCGGTCGCCGTCTCGCCGCGCGCTGCGGTGAAGCGTACGACCCGATACGTCATCCCGGCTGGACCGAGATCAGTGCCGCTGAGTTCGCCGCGCACGAGCAGGCGCTGATCGCGTGGCGTCAGCGCGTGCTGGGTGTGAACCGCCCGAGGGAGCAGAGGTGAACACGATCCTCGACTTCAATCGCGCCGGCCTCGCCGATCAGCCGCTCAATACGCAGATCAACACACTGATCGAGCGGGCCGAGCTGCCCTGCGAGAATTTTCGGCAATATCTTGGCGCGTCAGCGATCGGCTCGTACTGCCTCCGACGCATCCAGTTCGATTGGATGTGCGACGCCCAGTTTCCAGCACGACAGCGTGACATCTTTGATCGCGGCCACTGGGGCGAAGGCGTGATGCGCCGGCGCCTCATCGCCGCCGGCTTCGTGTTCGCGCCGGCCAACGAGCTTGAATTTACCGCCCTCGACGGACTGTTCCGCGGCCACGCCGATGGCAAGCTGATCGCCGGCCCGCCGGTGCCTACCCTGCGCTATCCCTGCCTTTGGGAATGCAAGACGCTCAACGCGAAGGGCTGGCGCGCCGTCGAGCGCGACGGCCTCGCCGGCCTCTACGCTTCATACGCCGGCCAGGTCGCGATCTACCAGGCGTATCTCAACTGCACCAATCCGGCGTTGTTCAGCGTGCTCAATGCGGACGATTGTCAGCGTTTGCATTTTCTTGTCCCGTTCGACGCGACGCTGGGACAAGACATGAGCGACAAGGCCGTCGACATCATCAGGGCCACGCGTGTCGGCGAGCTGCTGCCGCGCGTCACCGACAATCCTGACGATTGGCGGTGCCGGCTCTGTGGTCACCGTGACCGCTGCTGGAAACTGCCGGCATGACCGCTCACACCTGTCCGCTCAACAAGCGCGCCTGCCGCTGCAATCCGGAAGCAATGGAAGCGAAGTTTCGCCCCTGCATGCTTGCGCGGCGGATCGGCACGACGGTGCGGATGCTCGGTGCTGAACGTGAAGCAGAAGCAATTGCGGCTACGCATGCGCTGCGGCGCTTGTTGCCGGGAGAAGGTCTCGCGTTCAGCGATGTCGCCATTTTGATCGAGAACGCGGACGGCGAGATCGAGCAGCTCAAATATTCCGACAGCGACGCCGAAGCGATCTTCACACGCGGCGTCGAAGAAGGCAGCAAGAAGAACGCCGGGCGCGCGTTTTCAACCGACTTCTTCGACGACAACGGCGCACCGCGTTGGCTGGAAATCGCAAGGTTCTGCGACGCCTGTGCGAACCAGCTTGAACCCAGAGAGCAGACCTTCGTCGCCGAGATGGCGATGAAGATGCAGTACTACGGTTCGCCGCGAAGCTACAAGCAGGGCGGCTATCTGCTCAGCATATTTTATCGGCTGCGAGGCTCGCTGAAATGACCGACAACACCACTTCTGCCGTTGCGAAGCCGCGCACCTTTCAGAGCGATCTCGCACACTTGCCGGCGGCACTATTGCCGCTCACCAAGCTCAGGCGTTGGGTGATTTGGAAGTGGCAGCGCAAAGACGAGATCAGCTCTGATCCGGTCAGGAGCAATCGCAGCAACAGCACGGCGGATTTCACCAAGGTGCCCTACCGGCCGCACTACTACAATCAAACTGCAAAGAACAACGATCCGAGCACGTGGGGCAACTACGAGGAAGCAATCCTCGCTCATACGCAAAAACACTGCGACGGTATCGGCTTCATGCTTTTGGACAGCGAGTATGGCGCTATTGATCTCGATCACATCCGTGACTTTTCCACGGGTCAGGTACTGCGGTGGGCCGAAAAGCTGCTCGCTGAAGCGGCGAACGCCGGTTGTTATCTCGAGTGGACCGTCAGTGGCACCGGCGCAAGGATCGTTGGCATCGCCAAGGGCAGCGAACTTCACAGGAAGATCACGGTCCATCGCAAGAGCCGCGTCGCAGTCGAGTTCTATAAGCACTGCGCGCGATACATCACGATCTCGGGCGTGCAGATCAACGGCGAGTATCCCGAACTTCCCGTGAGTGAAGCGCTGCCGGATTGCGATGCGTTTTTCGACGCTCTGTTCGCGCGCTTCTGCGACGATACGCAGCGGCCGAAAGAGAGCGAGTGTGAATTCGCCGGCGGCGTGCACATCACGATCGAGGAGATCGAGGAGACGCCGAGCATCTTCGACTTCAACGATGTCGGGCCGCAAGAGCCGATCGACTACGACGACTTGGTCGAGCGTGGCGCGCCACAAGGCGAGCGCTCGGAGGAATTTCAGCGCACAGTCTGGCACCTCGCATCGCAGGGAAAGAGCGTGGAGGAGATCGCCGCTGAGCTGGCCCGGCATCCCACCGGGATCGGCTTGAAGTACGCCGGCCGGCTGCTTGCCGAAGTGCAGCGCTCGTACCGCAAATGGAAACAGCAACGCCTTGCGAACGCGCTCGGCGGCGGCGCCGGCTCGTCCGCTCCGTTTGCTCCTGTGCCGATGCCTGCGCCACCGCCCGCGGCAGCGCCGACCTTCATGTCGCCGTGGCCACAGATCCGCGTTGTCGCTGGCGAGCTGCCGCGCGTCGTCGCCGAGGCCGAGAACGCGCTGCTGGCATACGCGTGGAGCAACATCTATCAGCGCGGCGGCCGGTTGGTGCTGCCGACAGAAATGAAGTACGCGGCATCGGACGATCGCGAGGATCGCGGATGGCGGCTCATCGAGGTCACGAAGCCCGAGATGATCCATGTCCTGAGCTGCGCCGCGCAGTTCTGGAAGTACGACGGCCGCATGAAGGCGTGGAAGGTGATCGATCCGCCGGAGATCGTCGCCGACATGTATCTGGCGCGACGCGGACGCTGGAAGTTGCCGGTGCTCACCGGCATCGTCCAAACGCCGTTTCTGCGGCGTGATGGCTCGATCTGCGAGATGCCGGGCTATGATGCGGCGAGCGGGCTCCTGTTCCTCCCGGAGGGTGAGCGCTTCCCGCCGATCCCGCAGCAGCCGGCCAAGGCGGACGCCGAGCTTGCGCTCGCCAAGCTCGTGGACCTGATCAGTACGTTTCCATTCGTGGGCGAGGCCGATCGCTCGGTCGCCTTGTCGGCCATGCTGACGACGCTCGATCGCCGGTCGATGCCTACGGCGCCATTGCACGGCTACACCGCACCGACGGTCGGTACCGGTAAAAGCTTATTGGTCGACATCTGCTCGATCCTCGCCAGTGGCCGACTGATGCCGGTGATCTCTCCCGGTCGCAACGAGGAGGAGCTCGAGAAGCGGCTCGGCTCCGCTCTGCTCGCCGGCGATACGGCTATCAGCCTGGACAACTGCGAGCATGTCCTCGAAGGCACACTCCTGTGCCAGGTGCTGACCCAGCGCCAGGTCAACATTCGGATCCTTGGCAAGTCGCGCAACGACACGACGCCGACCAACGTCACGATGTTCGCAACCGGCAATAACCTCGTGCTCGCCGGCGACCTGACGCGGCGCGCGCTGCAATGCGCAATGGATGCGAGATGCGAACGGCCGGAATTGCGAGAATTCAGCGTCAAGGTGGACGAGTTTGCCCGACAGCGACGTAGCGAGCTGGTGGTGGCGGCGCTGACCGTGCTGCGCGCCTACCACGTCTCGAACGAGCGCGTGAGCCTGCTTCCTTTCGGCTCGTTCGAGCAGTGGTCGCACCGGATCCGGGCGCCGTTGGTCTGGCTCGGCAAAGCTGACCCTTGCGACACCATGATCGAGATCCGGGAGAACGACCCGTACCGCGCTCAGCTCGTCGCCGTGATTACGCAATGGGAGCAACATCTGCGGATCAACAATCGATATACGATCCAAGAAGTGATCACGTCAGCCATCAATGAGCCGAGCTTCTACGCGGCGCTGATGGCCGTAGCGAACGCACGCACCGGACATACGATCAGCCCTGACCGGCTCGGGCGCTGGTTGAAGCGGATGGAAGGCAAGATGGTCGGTAATCTCGCACTGCGTTCGCCGGGAAAGGTCAACGGCTCTTCGACGTGGTGGCTGGTCAAGGTCTAGGGTGACCTTTGGGGACCCTTTGGCCTTGTTCGGAACCATACGCGGGAAAATGTCAGGTCTGACATTTCTATAGAAGTAGTATGAAACAAGCCTCAAAGAGCACCAAAGGTCACCCTGACCGATCCCTCGATGCCGGAACCCGGCCGCGAGGATGCTTAACGCGGCGGTCAAGGCCGACCGGCGCTCGAGTGTCTGGTCCTCAAGGCGGGGGGGGGGACCTAAAAAACCGGGGGCCCAATCTGGCGCGGCGCGCCGGCCATCACGTTTTAGCGGCCGCAGTGTTGGCGCGTTTTTTTGATGTGCGGTAGGATGGGCGCCTGGTCGAGCAGGGAGACAGCGATGTCGCGCGTGATCCCGTATGAGTTGGCCCGCTTGCGCGGAAATCCTTCGAAACGTCGGTTGCATCGCGGGCCGCAGCCCGCGCGGGCCGAGGCGGTTCCCGAGCCGCCATCGTTCCTTTGTGAGGCCGCGAAAGCCGAATGGCGGCGACTGGCTCCTGAACTGTGCCGCTTGAATTTGTTGACCGCCCTCGATCACGCGGTGTTCGGCGCGTACTGCGCGAGCTTTGGCCGCTGGATGACGGCCGAGCGCATGCTTGAGACAGAGGGCCTCACCACGCGCGGCTCGACCGGAAACACCGTCGCGCATCCGCTGGTGAAGATCGCGGTTCAGAGTGCTCGTGACCTTTGCCGGTACGCCGCAGAGTTCGGCATGACCCCGTGTGCGAGGGCGCGGATGCGCGCCGGGAATGA